ATGAAACTGATTCATTTCTCCTCTGAACACACGGCGCCGGAAAGCTTTTCCAGGATACTTAACCCTACAGCAGCGCGGTATGAGCTGGAACGGCATTATCTGTTCGGCGGCGCAGCCGGCATATCGATAAGCAGCCGGTATCCGATTACCCGCAATACTCAATCCGGGATTGGCGTCACCGGTTATCGTGAGGACGTGGCTGTGAAGCGCAGCGTGCTCGATGAGATCAACCGGGGCGGCTTGCTGGCGATTGATCAGGGAATGGGCACCTGGACGCCGACGAAATATGCTTTTTACGTCGACGCGGAAGGCCGATTACAGCGCTACCCAGGCAGCTCTCTTCCCGCCTTTTATCCTATCGGGCGCGTGATCGCCCGCTATGAAGAAATGGTTAGCCGCTATGGCCACCGGGCAAAACCGACGGTGCTGCCGGCGAGGCAGAATACGTCCCGGAATCCCCCTCTGCAGCAAGCCATCGCGACCGCAGTAGCAACCGTTGCCGCCACGGTGCAGGCCATCCGTCCGCTGACCAAGGCAGAACGCTGGCAAGAACGCCAGTACCTGATAGGGCGAGGCAACCGCAGCATTTACCCGGATGCGCGCATAGCTGCACAGCGCCTGGCGGAGAACAACGTTGCGGTCGAAAAGGCGAAGTTGGCTGAGAATGTCTATAAGACCACTAACCCGCTCAAGGACACGATAGACATCCCTGAAGGCTGGAAGGATATCAGTAACAATGATGGGGCGCTGGGTAAACTCGGTTTAAGCAAAGATATGCTCTATGACGATGAGGATACGCCGGGCTTTCTGGCTCGGGTTTATCAGCCTGATGAGAATGTCTTTGGCAAAGCGATGAACCCGACGGTGGTGTTCCGCGGATCGCGTGCGCCCGAGTTCCCGGAGGGAATAAGCAAGGCTGCCCAGAAAGCGTTATTGAACGGCGATTTGTCAGGGATTAAAAACCTGAGTGACTGGTCAAATAACGGCGCTCAGGGGTTGGGGTTTAATTCTGAATACTACAAAAAAGCGGTCAATATCGGTAAAACAATTAAAGGCGATGTTGGGATATCTGGCCATTCTCTGGGTGGAGGCATGGCATCTGCGGCCTCTATGGCCAGCGGTAAACCGGCATGGACGTTTAATGCAGCAGGCCTGAATGCGGGAACCGTAAAAAAATACGGCGGCTCTATAATAGGCAGCGCCGATAATATTCAGGCATATCGCGTAAAAGGAGAGCTGTTGACCAAACTGCAGGAGGTTGACTTGTGGGAGGACGCCAAAGACCTCAAATTTTATCCGCCTGCGGTGATGGCGAAAGAACGGCTGTCCATGTTGGCGCCTGACGCCGTGGGAGTAAAACACACGCTTCCCGGTGGAGCAGGTTCGCTGCTGGATAAGCACGGTATAGACCAGGCGATACAATGCATTGAAAATGAAAAAGACGATGACATTGCCACAATCAAGGGAAGAATATGAAAAAAATCATACTCATTATCACGATGGTAGTGTCTACACTCATCATGCAGGGGTGCAAACAAGGTATGGATCTACAACCACAAGATTACTTTGAAGGGACGCAGCTGGACATCGCCACCATCATCTACGAGGGGGACAGGCAAAAGCTGGATAAGGTTTTACCGACGGTAAGCAAAGAAACGTTAAATCGGCCGGCTAAGGCGGATATGACGTTGCTATTCTGGGCGATCAATAACGCTATCTTTGACAAGAACACGCCAGAGCGGCTCAAGATCATTACGGATTTGGTCAAGGCGGGAGCAGACCCATTGCAGCCAAGGCCGGAAGGGAGAAGTAGCCCGGCTGAGTATGTCATGAAAGCGGATAAAGGCGTCTGGATACAGGCTATGCTTGAAGGCGGACTATCGCCTAATGCAAGGGATGAAATAAACAATCAGCCAATAATTTTCAAAAGTTTTCAAGCGGTTAATACAGAGACATTGAGTACTCTAATAGCTTACAAAGCTGATGTTAATATCAAAGGCGCTATGAACAGAACGCCATTAATTAATGCGCTGTATAACAGTTGCCCAGAACACATTGAGGTTCTTTTGGCTCATGGAGCTAATCCATTAGCCAAAGATGATTTTAATGACAGCTTCCTCTCGCTGATTTCTGCGGAAATAGCCAAAGGGGATAAGAGCAATGCGTATATAAAGAAACTAATTAAAATTAAAGAAAAAATAAAACAGGTGAATTAGATAGTCTCGACTATCATGGGGGACAATGCTGGTCTTCTTCCAGTGCGGTAACATGACGTTATGATATACAGGAAGATGATGGAATGAGCCACCAAAGAGCACCCAGCCGACGGCGACGAGAGTGCTGTTGTTAAGTCCCGTTTGTGACGCCATCTCTTTGAACAGTGGAGGACCCACAAGCAGCGTTTCTATGTTGAAACCTGCACATTGATAGGGATGCTGGCGTAAGCGACGCTCAGAGATAGGATGCTTTATGCCTGATGGTGAGGTAAGTAACGGCGGCCATCGGAGTCTGTTCCAGGCAACAAAAAAAACGATTTCCTCGCTAATGACGATGATCGCCGATTTTGAGCAGGCCGCCGCTATCCGTGGCGATAAAGGGATGTTTATCACCCTCACCTCCCCATCCAAATATCACCCGACGCGCGCCGTCGGCAAGAACAGCCCGAAGGTGCACTTTAATCACAAATGGGATGAAGAGGCGTACACGCCAAAAGACGGCCAGCGCTATCTTGTGAAGCTGTTTAGCAAGATCCGCACAGCGTTTAAAGATGCGGGCCTGCAGGTCTACGGCGTGCGCGTTGTCGAACCACACCATGATGCGACTCCGCACTGGCATATGATGCTGTTTACCTCCAAAAAACAGCGCCAGCAGGTGATAGATATCATGCGCCGTTATGCCATGGCTGAAGATGGCGACGAGCGCGGCGCCGCCAAAAACCGTTTTGACTGTAAGCACCTGAACAAAGGCGGTGCGGCGGGCTATATCGCTAAATACATTGCAAAAAATATCGACGGCTACGCGCTGGAAGGCGAACGCGATCATGAAACCGGCGAGCTGTTGACTGATACGGCCGCCGCCGTCACCGCGTGGGCGTCAACGTGGCGTATCCCTCAATTTCACTTTATCGGCTTGCCGTCGCGCGGGGCATGGCGTGAGTGTCGCAAGATCCGCTTTGTCAGTCTGGCCGAGGAGTTTGACGAAAGGGTGGAAGCTGTGCGTGCTGCCGCCGACGCCGGACTTTTTGCCGATTATATTTTGGCGCAGGGTGGCCCCAACGTTGCCCGCGACGATCAGACTGTGCGTGTGGCCCGCCGGGTTGCCGACGAGCGCAACGCCTATGATGAAGAGGTGCAGAAAATCGCGGGGATTTTTGCCCCGCATATCGGCGCCGATCGTGTTTATGAAACCCGCACCACGCAATGGCGCATCGTAGCGAAAGCTGTTGCTGTTGAGCCTTTGACTTTGAAAAGCGCCTCCGGCGCGCCTCGGAGTCCTGTCAATAACTGTGGGTTGGTCGATAGCAAAAGCGCTACCCATACGCAGGATAGTGAGCCTGTAGAGGGCGTGGCGGTGCTGGAGCACCCAGCGGAGACACCAATTGACTGGAATGATATGACCGTTACACGGTCTGTTATGAGCCGTATACGGGCAATTCCGTCACAGATAAAGAAATCACAACGCAGTTTTGACCCTTATCAGGTGCAAGAAGTGGCACCTTCGGCAAGATTGACCCCGGCAGAACGTGATCGGCTGGGTGGAATCCGGGTAGATTTGGCCCGGCACGACATTGTCGTCCAGCGCTGGGAACTAGATGCGCTAGCGCGTGGTGCTTAAGTCAAATTTGGTGATATTTCAATGCAGTATGAACCAGTTAATGATTAGGCGGGTTTTTAATAATTGGTTTCGGAAGCAAAACTTATGGTTAGTGCTGTACATGCATACAGTTATTAAGCATCGGAGGAACAGGGTGCATTTACCAGCAGTGGGAGAAATGGTTGTTTTGGAACGTACTGAACTCATTGCCCGCTTAGGGGTTTGTTATGAGAGCCAAGCAAAAGACAAAGACATAGCATTGATATGGATTTCAGAACTTGCTGGGGAGATGAAGACGAATATCGATCAGGATAGTGTGGGTTCGATTCACCATCTAACGGCAGTGCTAGCTCGCATCGACGATAAAGTATGATATGTTTCATCATGGCATGTGTAGAGGGTGCAATGAAATTTTTATAGAAAATGGTTGACACGTTAAATTAAATCCCTATAATGCCGCCCCAACAGCGCTAAACCCCCTCCTACTTAAGTTATGGTAGTGACGGTTTGGCCTTTTTTTTACCTAAAATTTGTGAAAATCATGGAAGAAAATGGTCAGCAGTCACAACCTGTCCCGCCCTCAAAAACGGTGAAGGAATTTCTAGAATATCCCGATTTAGTAAAAACATTAAAAGATCGTGGAATGTTGATTGCTGATGAGGCGCGGTGCCAAAGAAAAATTGCCCAAGTTGGATATTACAGACTTTCTGGATATTGGCATAGTGCAAGGACTTTTAAAAGAAATGGGTTTGACATTCAATATGATAATACCTTTCAGCGTGGGACATCATTTGATGATGCCTTCAGTTTCTATTTATTTGACAAAGCGATGAGGCAAGAGTTTCTTAGTGCGTTAGAGCGTATTGAAATATATTTCAGGACGATAATTGCGCATGAAATAGGAAGGGTTGACCCGTTAGCATATAAAAATAAATATTTGTTTAGTAAGAACTCTTTTGATAAGAATAAAAAAGGTCCCAATTATGATGATTGGAATGATAGGCATGATGCTCTCCTTAAAGACAGTAAGGAAGATAGTATTTCCTCTCATATAGCTAAGGATAAGCCTATACCTATTTGGGTCGCAGCTGAAGCTTGGGACTTTGGCACGATGGCTAAGTTCTATAGTATGTTGAAAGATAATTATAAAGATACTATTTGCAATAGAGTGGGTATCGATAAACGTGAGGTTTTAGACAATTGGTTGATAAATCTAAATGGTCTGAGGAATCGTTGCGCTCACCATTCTAGATTATGTAACAGACCAAGCCCACGTACATTTATGTTGCCAAAAAAAGGTTATTTTAATCTTTTGCAATTAAGCAGAAGTGAATGTGAGAAGCTATTTGGCGCGATTTCCGTGATTTGGTTTTTAGTGAAGATTATTGGACCAAGTAGCAAGTGGTTACACAGAGTGGCTGATCTTATTGATACTAAGCCAAATATACCAGGATTTTTTTATAGTTCAATGGGCTTTCCGAGAGAAGCAGTGGGATTTCCTCGAGAGCGGTTTGTTGAGTTACAATCAAAAACTGTTGCGGTTTCAGATGCAGTTGAGCCACAGTCACTGTCTGAAAAAAAACTAATTGAAGGGCTTGAATTAAAGCTGGGTTTATCTATGGACGATAATGCTTTGCTCTCTGAACGAGCTTTTGGAATAAGTTGCGCATATGAAAAACTCGAAAAAAAGGATGATAAATCTGAATAGTATCAATGCATCGTGTGCGTGCATCATTTTGCATGAAATTTATGGCGGCTTTTAGTTAACTTTAGACCATTACTGGCGCGGGTTTCGATAGTTTATGCACCTGCATGAAAAGCGATACATGAAGCGGGCAGGCGAGGCGGGTATAGCATTGCGCGCAGTTGTGTTTGCTAAAACTTCTGTATATAAGTAGCATGGATTTTATTGTTATCAATCATTATTATCACCCTTATTATTTTAATTATTATTTTAAATGAATTTATCGCTTCATTTTTATGATGCTCATCACTTTATTTTCTTTATTATTTGAACATACTGCTATTTTTAAATAGGGAAGTGTTAAATAATGAAGTTGAGAACTGTTAGTGTATCCAATTTTAGATCGATAGAGAGTGGTAGTGTAAGTTTTGAAAATTACACATCATTTATCGGACCTAATAATAGTGGGAAATCATCTTTTATACGCGCAATAGAGATATTTTTGAATCAGAACACTCCGGCGATAGAGGAGTTTAAAGATAATGGGGTTGAAGTTATAAATATATTAGGTCGTGAAGTTGAGGTTAATAAGTATCATGACATAATAATAGAAGGTATTTTTAAAGAGATTGAAGATTGGGAGAGGGGATGTTCAGGGGTTTCTGGCATAATACATGAGGATAAAATCCAGCTTCGAGTGACGATAAAGTCGAAATTTAACGCAGAAACTGGAAAGTATTCTATTGGTAAAAATTATGAGGCCTATGTTAAAAGAGAGATATTTGAAGGTCTTGATTTTGATAGTTCTTTAACTAACTGTTCTCCAGAAATTCAGGCTATAATTAAAGCCAATGGTTTTAATGGAACAACTTATAAATCTAAAAAGAACCAAGAACAAATTAAAAATTTGATTAAAGAGCATTTGCCAAGTGCATTTCAATATGGTGATTGGGAGTGGAGTTCTGATAACTTCGGAATAGATGCAGCATTGAAGCAAGCAATACCTAACGCTGTTGTTATTCCTGCATTAAAGTCCATAGATGAAGAAATGAAGTCGACGCAAACGTCAACTTTTGGTAAATTGCTTTCAAAGATAATCATGCCAAAAGTAAAAGCGAGTACCCATTACAGTGACCTTACATCTTCTTTTTCTAATCTCGTGATGCAGTTAAAAAGCGAACAATCGATTGAGGGACTTAGAGAGTTGCGTAATGATTTAACAAGCCGTATATCTGAAATAATTGATGCGCGGTTGATTTTGAGTCTTCAAGAACCTGAATATGATAAAGTGTTAGGTGGTATTGCTGAGTTGAGATTAGATGATGGTAAAGAAACACCAATATCTTTACAGGGACATGGTTTGCAGCGTTCCTTGATTTTTTGCCTTTTAGAAATAATTGCTAAGCATGACTCTTTAGGAGTGGATGGTGGGGATGGAAATATTAGTAATCGCTCAGTAGTTTTACTTTATGAAGAACCTGAGTTATTTATTCACCCTCATCTAATGCGAAAATTAAAAAAAGTTCTAGAAAGCATATCAAATAGTCACTCTTGGCAAGTCGCTATCACTACTCACTCGCCATATCTTGTAAATGTGGCAAATAACCCACGTTCACTTGTAGTTTTAAAGAAAGAGTCGACACAGCCCCCGGTTATAGTTCAACTCGAGAGCGATCCTTTTGTCGGTGATGATAAAGCTCGCTTAAGAGCGGCATTAGATTATCATCCTACTGTATGTGAAGCATTTTTTGCTAAAAGAAGCATTTTAGTTGAAGGCGATACTGAAGTTGCCATGTTTAGCGAAGCGGAAAGACTTGTAAATGTTTTTAATGTTGAAAATAGTCTCCATAGCGAAACAACCATTGTGTCTTGTGGGGGGAAATGGACTATTAGTGCAATAGCAAAAATCATGACTAATCTTGGGTTGCCGTATAAGGTGATTCACGATAGAGATCAGAAGGATATAGATTTGGCTAATTTAGATCAAGTTAGTGCAATCCATCCTTACAAAGCAAATTCTAAAATAGCTCAATCTGTTGGTAATGCGGGCAATATATACGTTGTTGCCGATACGATGGAAGATGTGCTCTGGCCTAACAATCGGCCAGGGCATAAATCTGATAAACCCTTTAAAGCATGGCAACGACTAAAGGATATAATGCTAGATATTGAAACGGAGCCGCGTAATATTTCTAATTACAATGCTCTCAGGGAAATTATAGTTTTTAGTTATCAGCCTTGATCTTGGTGGCAGTAGTCATTTAAATGACTACTGCCATTGTTAAAGTTTATATGGACTGAATTTAATAAAATCAAAGTCTAGCCAGCTATTTATTTCTTTCATTCGCTCTTGAAGTGGTATTAGTTCATTCCTTACAAAAACCTGACTAGCCTTTTCAACATCTCCAAACCCGCCAGTATTGTTCGGTATAATCCCCATCATCTGAGGCGGTACCCTGTGAGCACTTAGCAGATCGTCGCGGCTGGCATTGTTGATGTTGAAAAAGTCGTCCTTGGTGGCGACCTCGGATAGCGGCAAGATCTTAATGCCGTCCGGCTTGCCGTTCGGAGCGTACATGAACAGATTGCGGAAGTTCCCTAAGCCCTTGGTATCGCGCATGGCTTGGCACATTCTGTCAACGTCGCTCGTACTCTGCGCCGCGTCTGTCATATACAGGATATAACCGGCGTGCGCTCCGTTCTGGTAATACTTACGGCGGAACAGCGTCGCCGCTTCGTTCAGCCACGCGGAGTTAAGCGCGCTGAGGTACTCCGGCAGGCCGTACAGTTCTTGGTTAATATCCGGCTCAATCAGGTGAAAAACACTGTCGGTCTTGAAACGGTGCGCCTCTTTCCAGTCCTGCACGAACCAGTAAGCGCCGCGATCCACACCGCGCCGAGGCGGTTTTGACGTTCTTCTAAAAAGGCGTTACCAAACACCAGATAATCCAGCACGTAACGGCTAAACTCCTGCTGGCTTAATAGCGGGTGCGGGATGAACGTAGACGCCAAAATGTTACGCTTAACATATATCGGCGAGCTGTGATGCACGGCGGCGCGCAAGCTGCGTGCCAGCCCATCGAAGCTGATCGGCGGTTCGTACCACTTGCCATTGGTCGTGCACTCGATGTAATCCAGAATTTCCCGCTTATCCAGCACAGCGGACGGCTCGCCAAGGGTGAACGCCTCAAAATCCTGTTTCTGCTCTGCTGCCGGGGCTGGCGCCGGGGAGGTAAATGCCTTGCGGCCTTTGCGCTTGCTCATCAGTAAAACTCCAAAATGTTCAGGCTGCTGTGGCCGCTGCCTGCGGTCAGCGGTTCGTTCAAGAGGGCGTGCATGATTGCCCACGCGACATCGGCGTGGCTGGCTTCTTCGCTGCGGCTGGCGGTGTAGGTGGAACGCGCGCCGCTGGCGGTCATGGTTTTGCGGATCGCCATAAAGGCGGCGCTGATGTCGGTGTGGCTGGTGTCGTATTCCAGACAGCCGCGCCCGATGGTGTCTTTTGCCTTCAGCACCATGGCGGTTTTGATTTCCGGGGTGTATTTGATCTCCCGCGCGGCCGGGAAGAACTCGCGCACCAACTGGAAAACACCTTGACCGACGGTGGTCGCATCGATGCCGATGTACTCCACGCAGTACTTTTCGGTAAGGTCTTTAATCTTCTGGGCCTGATCGGCAAAGTTCATTCCCTACCACTGGTGGCGTTCGAGCACGCGGAACTTGCCCCCGACCACCATTGGCGGCGCGATCACCGCGCACCCGGCGCTGTCGCCGCCGTTGGCTTCCGATGGGTCGTAGCCGATCCACACCGGGCGATAACCGAACGGCCGCACGGCGTATGGGTTGAAGTCCTCCCACTCTTCCAGCGTATCGACCATGCAACCTTGCAGCTCGGCGAACGGGAATACCGACGCGGTATCATCCACAAATTCACACATCAGCAGGTTCTGATACTCTGCCGGGCTGTATTCTAGCGACAGCTGATCGAGGTCGAACAGGTTACAGCCGCCGGTCAGCGCATCCTCAACCGTGACAATCTGGCGCCATTGCCCATCGCCGCACAGCACGCCTTTTGACAGGTGGCTGAGGTCGAGCTGAACGTGATCGGCTTTGCTGCGCCGCCCTTTGTTGAACAGTTCCCCCGACCAGAACGGATAAGCGGAGTGTGCCAGACTCGACGGTGTGGAAAAGTAGGTGGTGCGCCATCGCTTGTGCAGCGACATCCCGCTGGCGGCTTTGCGCAGCTCCTGAAACTTCGGTATCCAGAAATACTCATCCAGATACATATTGCCGGTGTAGCTCTGCGCGGTGCGCACGTTGGTGCCGAGGAACATCAGGCGGGAGCCGTTCGGCAGCACCATCGGATCTCTTAGTGAGAACACTAAAGAGCGTTATCATCAATGCCAAAACATAAATTGCAGTTGTACTTTTGTAACGTTGGAATCTATTCAGCGGCAGATCGTATCACCGGGCAAAGTTGATATCGCTCCGCCACACCCAACGCGAAGCAATCAGGGAACACTTTGGATTTAACAAGAAGCCTGCGAAAGCAGGTTTTTTTATGCCCGTAAAATGGCTGTCGCCACTTTGTCGCCACAAGGTAGTTATGTGTTTTTCGAGGTATTGTTTTATAAGGCTATTTTTTCAAGGCAACAAAAAACCCGATAATCTTGAACCTAAAAGGCGGGATTATCGGGCTCCACAAAATGGGGACATCAAAGAAAAGCAGTGGCACTAATTCAGACTGCGGCCCCCAACGAAAGTTCTGGCCGGCGACAAAAAAATCAAAATATTTTTATCGCCGATCCATCTCTCCCGCTAATCGATCAGCCGGGTATGCCCGGCCATAGCACCACGATGAGTGAACCCGCCAGCGTTAACAGCACGTTAGCGATGGCGTAGGTGCCGGCGTAACCCAGCGCCGGGATGTTGCTGCGCGCGGTATCGCTGATGATCTCCATCGCCGGCGCGCAGGTGCGGGCGCCCATGATGGCGCCGAACAGCAGGGCGCGGTTCATGCGCAGCACATAGGCGCCGAACAGGAAGCAGATAATCACCGGCACCAGGCTGACGATCAGCCCGGCGATCAGCATCTGGCCGCCGACCGCACCCAGGCTGTGGCCGATGCCGGCGCCGGCGCTCAGGCCCACGCCCGC